GACACGCTCAGCTCAGGCTTGGTCAAGGCGAGAACGCAGAGTCCCATGTGCTGATGCACGAAAGCCGCGTTGTCCCCTTCTACGGCATCAAAACTACGGACGCGCAAATGATTCGGGACCGTGGTTGGGGCAAGTCTGTACTTCATCGCATCTATGACCTGCTTCTCAAGTTTGACTCTAGCTTTGACAGCGTGCTCGCCACGCTGGCTGAGTCTTCGATCCCAGTCTACAAAGTCAAAGCGCTCCTCGATCTACTGGCAAGCGAGAACGGCGAACTACTGGCCAAACGGTTTGAGTTGATCAACACCGCGAAGGGCGCCTACAAGGCCGTCATCCTCGACATGGACGAGACGTTTGAGCGAGTGGAAGCCAGCCTGAACGAAGCCAGCAACGTCGTTGACATTGCGATGGTGCGCGTGGCCGGTGCAAGTGGCCAACCTGTGACGCTGCTATTCGGCCGCCAGCCGTCAGGTCAAAATGCTACCGGAAAGTCCGACCTCGAGAACTGGAATCAGCAGGTTGCCAGTGAGCAGAGCCTGGTGCTAGGGCCTGCCATCAGGGACATTTACGGCTGGCTCTTGGCACAGCCTGACTCCCCGCTCAGCAAAGCGCCGGAGGATTTGAAGGTAATCTTCCCGGCTGTGGAGACGCCATCGCGGCAAGAGCTCGTGAACGAGTACCAGCAGATCGGAGCCACCGACGCTGCCTACATCGCAGCCCAAGTGCTCACGCCTGAACAGGTGGCTCTGAGCCGCACGGAACAGCCCGGCTTCTTTCCCAAGGTGGACAAGAAGCTACTGCGGGAGCTCGAGGAGCTACGGACAGAGCGGCTACTCAACCCGCCCGATCCAATGGAAGCCACGCCGCCCGCAGAAGCGGAGACAGAGCCAGCCCAGGAACAGGACAGCCCACGCATGTGGGTGGAGGACGGGATCGCGTACATCGAAAGCGACGGCAAAGAAGTTGCCATCGTAGCGGGTGACGATGAGTAAGTTCAAGCGCCGCACCGACCTATTGACCGGAGCCAAGGGCGACCAAGGGCCAGAAGGCCCCAGCGGTAAGCAAGGGTTTCCTGGTACCCGCGGCGCGCCGGGAGCGGACGGTCCAAAGGGTGAGCAGGGGCCTCGAGGCTTACCTGGCAAGGACGGCAAAGACGGAAAGCCAGGCACCGATGGCGCACAGGGCAAGCAAGGGCTCACGGGCACCCGTGGCGCTCCAGGCACCGATGGCGCCGATGGCAAGGCAGGGCCGGCTGGACCCAAGGGCGACCAAGGCGAAAGGGGCGACGCCGGACTAGATGGCAAGCAGGGGTTTGCTGGCACCCGCGGTATCCCAGGGCAGGACGGCGTAGACGGCACCAATGGCCTACACGGCACCGATGGCCAGGACGGTGAGAAGGGCGACACGGGCGAGGATGGACCCCAGGGAAAGGCTGGTGCCAAGGGCGACCAAGGCGACAAGGGCGAACAGGGAGACACCGGACCCCGGGGGGAGCAAGGGGAAGAGGGCGAGCGAGGCCCACGAGGCTGGCCCGGCGGCGGTGGCGGCGGCGGCTTCGTGTCCGGCTCAGGCGACGGCATTGCTCTTGACGGGGAGCCCAACGGCTTCGCAGATCGAACCGATGTCGTGCTGGCCTGGGACGATGGCACCCGGACGCTGACGCTGACGGGCTCCTACGACATCTATTCAGACGGCACGGAGTTCTCAAAGAGCGGCGGCTCAATCGCCATTGCCGACACCGAAGGCGCCCACTTCATTTACTACGACGGCAGCGGCAATCTCCAAGAGACGGACACGTTCGATATCAGCATCATCAAGCAGTATTGCTTTGTTGCTGAAGTCTACTGGGACGCCACCAACGGCGAGGCGGTTCCGTGGGTTGTGAACGAGCTCCACGGCGCCAGCATGTCGCCTGACACCCACGAATATTTACACAACACCGTAGGCGCTGCCTACGTCTCCGGTATGGGACTCGCCGGGCTGACCACGAGCAACAACCCCACCGGGGCAGACGACAACCAGTGCCAGTTTACCGCCGAAGGCGGGGAGATGCGGGACGAGGACATTCCGCAAGGCATTCAGCTTCGGAGCGCGCTGACAAACACCATTCCGCTGCTGTGGCGGGAGGGGGCCGAGGCCAGCCCCGCCTGGCGCATGGACGACAGCCGCAGCTTCCCCGTTAGCAACACCGGGTCAGTCAGTGGCCGGGTGATGTGGAACGAGTTGACCGGCGGCTCCTGGCAGCTCACCGAAGTGGCTGCAAACAACAACTTCATGCTGGCGCATGTCTACGCCATTCCGGGCATCAACCCATCCACGGGAAATCTGGTCGCCATTGTAGGTCAAGGGGAATACACCACAGTTCCCGCAGCCAGAGACGGTGCCGATGCGGAAGCGCTGGCACTGGCGCTAGACGGTCTGCCGTCGCTCGAGTTTGTGCTGGTGGCCACATTGATCGTCAAGACCAACGACACTTGGGCCAACACGCCCAGCGCGGCATTTGTCACCACGTCGGAAGGCGCCGATTATGTGGACTGGCGCCAGGTGCCCAAGGTAGCCGGAGCCGGGACTAGCGGCCATGTTCATGTGCCGCAAAGCGCCACGCTGACCAGAGATGGTAATGGCGCAGTGGAGACGGTGACGGTCACAGGCGGGGCGACCTGGACCATCTCACGCAACCCCAACCAGAGCGTGGCTTCGCTCACAGATACAGTGTACCTCGTTACCGTCGATCGTGATGGTGGCGGTATTATCACAGGCGTAACCGCCACTACAGTATAGGAGAACAAGACAATGGCATGGGACGCAACAGACTGGACAATAACCCGCGCTGACGGGAACATCCGTTACATCGGTGACGCGCACGACGGGACTGCTCCGACGTACGTCACCGGCATTGAGTTCCACAGGGCGCTGATGGACTTCGCGGACGAGTCAACCGACACGTCCACCGACGACCAGTTGGCCATCATCGACAACGTGCCGTCACAGCGCGGTGGTGTTGACACCAACATCACGCTCCTGAACGGCTTCAACATCGACAAGACGGCGAGCGAGCATCTGTATGACACCTCCATCACGCAGGACGGCGGGGACACGATCTACGATGGGATCCAAGTGTTCGGTAACTCCACGAGCATCCAGGTCATTCAGGACGGCGCGCTTCTGACGCCTGCCTTCTGGAACGAGCCCAAGATGATCACGGCAGTCGAGGACACGGCGTCGTCGACCACCCACCGCTTCCTCATCGAGGTTCGCACGGGCGGCGCAGACATTGACGCACGCAGACTGCTCGGAACCCAGCGTGTCTATGGCACGGTCTACACCGAGTTCTACATTGGTGGCGGCACCAACCGTGGTAACAACGTGCTCGCGCTCACGGCCAACAACGACCTGAACAACGCAAAGTCCGCTGGCACGATCTCGGGCTACACGGACATCGTGAACGACGTGGAAGGGTACACGCCCATTGACGCCAACAACGACACAACGGATGAGTACTACTACTCCGACTGGGAGTTGGGCGCTCGCACCAAGAATGACTTCTACGAACGCGGGAAGTGGATTCAGCGCGAGGGCACCTCTGAGACGATGTATGGCATCAATGGCGATCTCTTCCGTGGCATCACGCACGAGATCGACATCGACACAGGCGGCACGGGCACCTGGGTTGAACCCGAAAGCCTCTCCTGGGGCACGGGCGCGACGGCCGGCACGGGTCAACTCCTGGCGGTGGATAGCACGACTGGCTCCGCGACGACTAAAATCTGGCTTCAGCTTCTGTCTGGTGTTGCGCCCAACCTGAATCTGATCACGGGCAACGGTTCGGCAGAGGGCACGGCCACTGCTACGACGGCGCGTCTTGTGTCTCTCCCGTTCATCGGCGCTTCCACGGGCACGGCCATCATCGGCGCGTTCGGGCTGGGCATTGGCTACGACGACCTGGAGGTTGCGGATAGCGTCACGTCGCTGGACGGCAACCCGCTCAACCCGCCCAACAATGTCCAGTTCTCCGTCACCGGCTTGGACATCACAGGCGGCCAAGAGGACTATGTCCTCGTCGGCTCTGAATCGGGGGGCATCTTGGACCTGGCCTTCGACACCGTGGTTGGCCCCATCAACGGCCCATCGGTTACGTCGATCACCGTCACCACGGCCATCCCGCTGGA